CAGACAGGTACTTCTTTTTCCCCCAATGGTTTTAATGCTTCCTCGAAATTAAAGGGAGCATTTTTAGGTACGTTAATCTGGTTGACTGGTCTATATTTCCTTCCGTTCCAATACATAGTTTTTTTTGTTTAAAAAAGGGGAACCCTTAAGATAGGGTTCCCCAATAAATATTACAGAATTATTCTGCGTCGACAGTGATTCCAGTGAATACTGCACCAAGAGTGGTTGTTACCAAAATCTCTTGGATTGCGTTAGGTTCACCACCCTGGATTGTTAATGCACTCATACCGTTAAGGTCTGTGTACGCTAAACCAGTAGCAAGTGATCCTGAGGTAACCAAAGCACCGTTAACCCAAGCACCAGTCCAATATCTACCGTTATTATCTTTAGCGATAAAGTAGATGTTATTCTGACTTACAAGTGACTGGAACGCTAAGCGTAGGTCCTTGTCGAGTCTTGGTAAATTCATTACCAAAGTCGGTTGGAATACAACTGACTGTGCGGTAGTGTTTACACCGATGTCCTCTGTTAAACTTGACCCTTGTTTGGTCAATTCGAATTTATAGAATACACCCGTTCCTGAAGCAGAAACTACTTGTTCATCTCCGTTGGAAGTCCAACCTGAAATTACATTTCCAGATCCTCCAAGGATCCAGACTGCGGATAAACCTCCAGTAGATGCGTTTCTGCAATCGAGAGTGTATCCCGAACTAATAAAGCAACTCATTGATTTTCAATTATTTACGTTAGTTTATGCACAGATTGCGAACGATGAAACGTCAAACACACCTACACCATAGGTTGCGTGAAGATTGATCTTGATGATGTCCTCGAATGGATCGTACATAGACTTAATGCTGAAAGTTTCTGCATTAGTTCCGACCATTATGTAACCAGCAGGTCCTGCTACGTACTTGTTAACACCAGTCAAACCTTGAGTTGGAATAACTCTTACGTTTGTAGCAGGTAACATCACTCCGAAATCAGCAGGTCCGTTTTGTAAACCACCCTGAGAGAAATCAAACAAGTTGATGTAACTGTTATTTCTCATTGAAGAAGTTAACGCTCTGTACGCATCGTAACCACAGAAGATAACCAAGTCAGTTCTGTTCAATACGTTCTGAGGAATTGCTTCATACAATGCGGTGAAAACGTCCAATCCATTAGAAGCAGTCGCTGCTGTAAATGGAATCTGGGTTGCACCGTTACCTGATGTGATCAAAGTAGAGATACCGTTAAAGCACTGAGAGTTGTAAGGAGTTGCTCCAGTCGCAGTTGTGTTTTTCCAAAGTTGCAATTCGATTTCGTTTGCTACTCTGTTTGAGATATCTGTCAAGATAGTTTCTTCAAAAGGAACTGATTCCTGGAAGTTACTATTGCTCAAATATTGAGACAGATAAGTGTCGTATAAATCATACGGACAAAGTTGTTGATTGACCTTTTTATTGCACAGGTCGATGGTAACCAAGTTTTGTACTGTGTCACCTGTAGGATCGAATCCACAAGAAAGATCTTGTAAAATAACATCGTTAGTTACAAAACCTACCTTCTCAGTTGTACCCTTCAAGTTGGGTCTTACAGTCACATATTTTACCGTAGACAAACCAAGGAATGACTTGATCAACATTTCATCACCATACGAATTGTACGTTGGTAACGCTGCTAAATCATAGTTAAAACTGAAATTGGAAACCTCACCTTTTTTAGCGAATTTCATATTTTTTTTCATAGTTTTTTTGATTGTTTTTTTTGTTTATTTTTTAAATGCTTCTCTCAAGAATTTCACCTTCGCATCCAGGATATTTTCCTTACCAAAAGTTAATGTTGGGTTAAGGGGTTTGTGGATTGGAAGACTCTTGAATTCTTCATAGTCTGTTTTTATGGAGTCTAACTCCGTGTTGAATTTTTGCATCATTTCAAGCATTCTTCCCATTGCTTCTTTCAGGTCTTTCATTTCCTGTTTCTTGCTTTCGAGAGAACCTTCACCTGGTTCGTCAGGGTATTTTACTCCTGTGATCAATGAGTCAGAATCAACGGTCAGGGTGATACCTGACTCGGTGGTATGTTCACCTTCAGGTGCTCCCACTTTTTCTCCTGCTTCTGTGATCACGTAAAGTTTTTGACCGACTTTGAAGTCCCCTTCTTCGTCTGTCTCTACCTTCGTACCATCGGTTAAAGTTGCTGATGATAACACTTCTGTTTCTACTTCGATTTCCGTTTCTGCTTCCTGGACTGTTGCGTCGGGTTGACTTTCTTCTGGTTGCTTTTCCTCGATCTTGATAATCTTACCTGCTTCATCAACAGTTAAGATCAAACCTTCCCTGGTTGTGTGTGTTCCCCCAGGAGCAGGTTTTAGAATACCTTCTTCACCAACAATGTAAAGATCCTCACCAATGGTGAAAGGAGTTTCTGAATTGTTAGTAACAGAGGTTTCATTATCAACGAGTTTAGTAATTGAGAATTTCTCTCCCTTAAATTTCATTCCAAGAAGTTCTGCGATTTTGTCGATTGCTTCTTTAGCGTTCATTAAGATATTTCGTTTAATATGTTTATGATGGATTCCAATAAATACTCGTCCCTTTTCTGTTCGGAAAAATTGAGCATAAAATTACCCTCAACGGACATTCCCTGAACTTTACCAGGTTTGATATACTTCTCCCACAGTTCATCACCCTGGGGAGTTTCCAGGATCTTATAGACACCCATCCAGGTTCCGATGGGTAGTTGATCTTGCGTAAAACCTAAGTCATACGCTTTGTCTTTTTCTGATTCGATGATCCAGGATTCCACCAGGACCGCATCGTCAAATTTCTTATCAGTGTGTTCCAGGTTGGTTTTCCTGTTTCTTAGTTCTGTCATAAACTTATCCCTGATCTTCACGATCGTCTCTGGTCTAAATTTGACAAAATATTTTTCATCCGATACCTCGTCATATCTTGGTATCAGAATGTTAGGTATCATCAGTGGGGTGTAAACCATTCTACGGTCTTTATCTGATGCGAATACCTCAGTTTTTTGTTTGCTGAAATCCAGGTCACATACTCCGTTAAAAGTACAGTTGAATTCTTCAGGGGTTAAGTGAGTAATTGAACTCATATTTTGTTGGGATATGATATAAGCGATCTCAGATTTTCTCTTTGTTTCCGCTGAATAATATCCCTGGTTCGGTAATAGTTTTGGAGGTGTTCCTGCGATTCCAAGATCATTTCCAGTTGGTTGGATTCTTTCCCCAATCGCACTGTATTCAACCCAAGCGTGAATACAATTTGGTCCACCTTTGTATAACCATTTTGAATATCCCTTTCTGTTGTGTCCGAATTCTTTATTGAAGTTCTCCAACGCATAGATCTGGGATCTACGGAAATATCTTCCCTTTAAAGAATTACAAAACGCTCTATGAGGTTCTCCAGTTAGGATCTCATCATACAGGTAATATTTGGTTGGGTTCTTGTGGTTGATTTTTCTAATGTCTTCCAGGGTATAACCTCTTAAGGTTGGACTGGTAATATACTCAAATTCGTATGGACGTTTCTCTGCGATGAAATCATACAGTTTTGCGAGTTTCTGATCCTCAGGATCCCAGGTAGAAAAATCCTGTTCAAATTTCCCCAGGTATTCCCTGATCGTTGTGATGTGTCCATCCATAAAACTGGTGTCGTGTTCCATCCCTGTGATCTTATCAATCTCTGCGATCAGATCCTTGAAGTCATCAACCAGGATTGTCGCTTCGTCCAGTTCCTGTTGTGATGCGTTGTTATTGTGAACAACCTCCGCTTCAATCTTAAAGATGTTGTCAGCGATCTGTGCTCCTGATCTGATCATCCCTTTGGTATCCTCATCGACCTCCATTGATACCAGGTGATCAAATAACGCTTGTGCTCCAGGACAGATGTAGAAATACTCGGTGGTATACCCGAATACATCCATTTCCTGAGACGGATCAGACTCCGCAAATCCACATCCACAGAAACCCAATACGGATTCTGTTAGACCAGTGTCAGCGTAGTCAACATAGTCAGGTAATGCGGTTACATCGTAATCAAATTTGATCCCCACTGGACCCAATTCCTGAACAACCCTAAAGTTGTTGTCGTAATGTCTTTTGATTCCCAGTTCCTTGATCTTCTTGATCTTCGCAGGATTTGATCCTGTGGTGTAAATATGGGTCGCAGGGAATCCATATTCGATTGATAGGTCGATCATCTCTTTTGTGGTCAGGTTTCTCGCTGAAATTATGTAGATCAGATTTCCCCTGGAGAGTTCCT